ATTCTTTAATTAATTTTTTCATTATTCACACGCTAAGCAATCTGCTTCTGGTATGATTGTCCTTTCTACTTTTTTTGATACTAACTCTGCACGTTTGATTGCTTCACTTCTGCAATAGTACAAAGTTTTTATTTTTCTTTTCCAAGCTAACATGTGTATGTCATGTAACTCTTTAATGTTTACATCAGCAGGTACAAATACATTTACTGACTGACCTTGACACACATACTGTTGTCTGTCTGACGCATGTTCTATTATCCATTGCTGATTAATTTCTATAGATGTTTTAAATGTATCTTTTTCATAATCAGATAATTCATCTAAATGTAATACTGAACCTCTTTGTGCTACAATAGATTGCCACACTGCATCAGTGTTCATGCCTTTTTTCTCTAGCAACTTTTCTAAATATTTATTTTTAACTAGAAAAGAACCTGACATAGTTTTCTGTACATAAGCGTTAGCTCTGTATGGTTCTATTGATGGTGATGTAGTACCACAAATAATAGAAGAGGTAGCATTAGGTGCTATAGCTAGTAAGTGTGCATTACGTCTGCCTGTACCTTCCATGTCTGGTGCTTCACCTCTTTTAATTGCCAGTCTTTCACTTTCTTCCACAGCTTGTTCTTTTATTTTTCTAAATATTTTTAAGTTCATTGCTTTTGCTAATGCACTTTCAAAAGGTATACCTTTAGATTGTAAATATGCGTGGAAACCCATAGCTCCTAACCCAATACTTCTTTCACTAGCCGCACTAAACTTTGCTCTAAAGACACTCTCTGGTGCATTCTCTATAAAGTAAGACAAAGCGTTATCCAAAAACCTAACTAAATCTGGTACAAATAATGGGTCATTTCTCCACTCTTCATACTTTTCTAAATTAACTGAAGACAAACAACACACTGCTGTTCTGTTTTCATTCGTAGGTAATGTAATCTCTGTACATAAATTAGAATGATGAACTCTTAATCCTAGTTTCTTTTGTGTTTCAGGCAATGCGTCATTGATAGTATCTATAAATGAAACATAAGGCTCACCAGTAGCAACTCTTGTCTCTAATAATTTTTGCCACAACTCTCTAGCTGATACAGTCCGTACTACGTTCTTTGTATGAGGGTCAATTAAATTCCAACTGTCATCATAGGTAGGTTCAGCTATACATTTTTCTATCAACTGCATAAACTCATCAGATATATTTATTGCATGATGCAGGTTAAGACATTTTCTATGTATGTCTCCACCACTAGGCTTACGCATTTCTAAAAATTCTATTATCTCTGGGTGTGACATATCCATGTATGCCGCATAACTTCCACGCCTTGTTTTACCTTGTGAGAATGCAAGTATCTCACTATCTACAACGTGAAGAAAAGGGATTGAACCAGATGATTGTGAACCACCTGATGTATTAACACCATCACTTCTAACATGTCCCCAGTAACCACCGATACCACCACCAATAGATGCCAACCAAGCATTCTCTGTGTAGTGTCCTGTTAATCCTTCTCTACTATCACCTACATAGTTTAAGAAACAAGAGATAGGCATACCTCTGTTAGTACCACCATTAGATAAAATAGGTGTGGAGTACATAAACCAAAGTTTACTAGCGTAGTTATAAATTCTTTCTGCCATCTCATCATTATCTGAAAATGCTTTTGCCGCTCTCATAAATCCATCTTGCGGTGATGTTTCTTCTGGTAATAAATACCTATCTTTTAAAGTTGTCTTACCAAAGTCAGTAAGTAACTCGTCTCTTTCGTAATCAATCATCTTTTGTGTCCGTAACTTTAGGTGTTCCTTCTTTTTCTATAATAAAATCAATGTATTGTTTTGCTTTCTTCAAGTCTTCCATACCGCCCTTACGTCTCCATCTTGAAATATATTTCACAACATTGCCTTCGCAGTATGTGAGACCATTGGCTATGATGTAATCAATAGGTTCTATTTTATTGTTAGCGTAGTGAGGTGGGTTTTTTATATTGTCCATAGTTTTACCTTCCCTGTTTTCTTATTGTATTCTCCATGTCTTAAAATGTGTGCGACCCTAGCTTGTTGTAGAGCTTCTTTTTGTGTGTAACCTTTTTCTTTGTAGATACCTTTGACTATCTTCCATAGGTCAGGCAGTGTGCAGTTTGTATATTTAAGAAGTAACTTCTCTGCTGTCTTAATTCCTACACCATCAATACCATCATAGCCATCTGTCTTGTCACCCATGATTGTCTGTATCATAAAGTTATAATTAGCTATCTTCTCTGGTATTTGTTCTACTGTCATACCATCTTGTGAAAGATTGCATGGTATTGTTCGCATGTCTTTATCAATACTAACTAATATTCTTTCTTCATCAGTAGGTTCAGTTGCCATAATACCCATGACATCATCTGCTTCTAGGTTAGCCCACATCACACCATTATGTTTTTCCATAATGTGTTCACGCATTGCATTTAAAACTATTGGTTTACGTTTTTCTTTTCTGTTTGATTTGTATGTAGGAAGAACATCTTTTCTAAAATTATTCTTATCTGTAAGTGCTACAACATAATCATCTGCTGATAACCCAGAACCTAAATCGTCTATCACTGCATCTAATTGTGCATTACAAGTAGGTAACTCTGCGTGTAATGTCCATAAGCCATCACCCCAGTTTATAGGTTGTTCATTGTTAGTTGCTATCTGGTAAGCAAGTATGTCACCATCAATTACTAATACTTTTTTCTTTTTATACATTATTTAACTATCCTCTCCTGCATAGATTTGCTTAAATTTTTTGGTAAAAATATTTCGGCTAAAGGTATTAAGACAAACCTACTACGCCAACCATCACCACCATTTTTAAGTGTACCTATATATTTTTTTGCTAATCTTTTTACTGTTCTAGTATCAAATATTAATCTGCAATAATCTTTGTCACCTTCTGCTAATATGTGTACCCAATAGTCAGCTTTGGTTGCCATGATACCTGAAGGTTTACCATTGCATTCTACTTCTATTGCAATGTTACCTGTTTTAAACCACCAGTCTCTTTCAGTCTTAACTTCTATTTTGTTTTTATCTTTGTCTAATATAGATGCTAGTCTTTGTTCTCTTTCTTGACCATACTTTAGGTCAATATCGAATTTGTTATTCTTCATTAGTGTGTTCCACTCCAATTAGTTGATATTTTATATTCGCCTGTTAGCGGCACTCTTAATTGGAAGTGTTCACCTGCACGTTTAATACATTCGACTGCTATCTTACCAATGTCTTCAGCGTCTTGTTCTTCACACTCAACTTGTATCTCATCATGTACCCATACAACTTGTTGTGCGTTCTTAAATTTCTTAATCTCTTTGTTAAATTCTACTAGCCATCTCTTACATAAAATTGCTCCGCAACTTTGTAAAAGTGTATTGAGTGCTGAGTAACTGTTACGAACTTTAATCTGTCTTTTATCTAAACCAGTTAGATAACCACGTTCAGCCGCAGACTGTACAGCTTCTATAAGTTTATGTAATGCAGGTAAGTTATTTAAAAACCTTTTCTTAATCTTTCCTGCTTCTTTAAATGGTTTGTTTATTACTTCAGCAATCTTTTTGACTGAACCTCCATATAAAAAACAATAATAAAAACGCTTTGCTAAATCTCTGCTATCTAACCCTGCTAATTTTTGTGTTTCTGTATGTATGTCACCTTCAAGTGCAACTTTAGTGTATGCCCCATTGTCAAACTTTGACATGAAATGACACAGTGCCATAACTTCTAAAGAGCTTACGTCAATTCCTACTAATCTTTTACCTTTTGGTACTGTAAATAATTCTCTACATTCTTTACCATAAGGTGCAGATGTACTAACGACTTGTCCTAAATTTGGAAACGAGTGTGAAGCTCTTGCTGTTACACAAGAATTAGTATTACAAGTGCCATGAATTTTACCATTACGTTCATGTTTTAACCATGCTTGTGAACCTGTAGCTATCTGTGCAATTCTTTTAGTTAATAAAAAAGTTTCACATAATATTTTAGCTTCTGGGTATGGTAGTTTAGATAATATACTGTCATCTAATTTAGCTTTACCATCACTGGTAAATTCTTTGGCTTCCCAACCATACTTATCTTTTAATCTTTGTGCTACATGGTGTCTGCTTGATGGATTAAATACAGTAACTTGGTCTTTTAATTTCTTACCTGTTTTTGTAGACCATCTTTCAGATACGATAGGCTCAAACACACCTTGTAACTCTTCAGCTAACTCTGCTTGTCTTGCTTTTAATTTAACAGATAGTGCTTCTGCTTTTTCTCTGTCAAACGTAAAGCCATGTTGTTCTTGTTTAAATATTAGTGAGGCTACTTCATGTTCTAAATCCATAGCCTCTTGGGAGTAACCTTTTTCTTCTAAAACTTTGTATAGTTTGTAAGTAACTTCTGTATCTTGCTTACAATACTCAAGCATTTCAGGCGTGAATGTTTGCCAGTCAGTCTCTATCTGTTCTTTGTACTCACCTATTCTATTACCCCATGCTTTTAATGAGTGTTTACCTATACAATCTTTTGGAAAATCTTTTTTTGAAAAATCACTTTCTTTAATGTCTGCAAATACTAATCTTGTACCCACTAATGTGTCGAAAATTTTGCCCCTAAATGTAGCGGAATGTAATCGCTCCAATACTGGAATATCAAACTTTATAATGTTATGACCAATGATTAACTCTGCGTCTTCTAAAAGTTTAATAGCATCTTCATTATTAGGAGTAAGTATCTCTCCTGTGTCTATGTTTTTAAGTACAATACAATGTACCTTATCGCATAAATGTAGAAATCCATTTGTCTCAATATCAAAGACGTATCTCAAACTGATACCTTTTTAATTTTTAATACATTTACTGAAGGCATGGTAGTTACGTTACCTACGTCACCTAGTGTGCCATCATCATTAAAGTTAACATCACCTGCAATTACATGCACATCTTTGTCTGCTCTTAAAAGCCAACCTGCTGTAATACAGATAGTAACTTTACTTGCTTTAGCTTCTTTTAATGAAGTCCAGATTGCAGAGCTATTAATATCTTTCCAATAACAATGCACAAATGGTGCGTCTAATATTTTCTTATTTATATTTGGTAGTTTCATAATTAATGTAATGTTTGTAATTCTACTTCTATTTGCCAAGCCGCTTCTTCTCCGCTTAACGCCATAGAAGTTAGTGTGTCTTGCAACATGAAAGCAGTTTTAATACTTCCTATTTTTATTACTTGTGGTTTGTGTGTTGATTTTACTTTTGCCAGTGCATCTGCTACTAACCCAGACCAAAACAAAGCATCTTTCTTTTGCTTTGAAGTAGCTCTTTTAGTAGTCATCTAATACGTCAGGTGTTGTTTCTGACAGACAACCAGTGTCTAAATCGTATAGCAATGTACAGGCTTTACCTGTTTCACCGCTAAACCTATTCTTGAGAATTGTTAGATTGGCTAATTTTTTATCTGACTTAATGTCTCTATTAATACCTATAATTAAATCTGATAACTGACCTATAGAAGCTGAACCACGAAGACTATTCATGGTAACTTCTTTGCCATCTTCAAAACCTTTATCGCCTTCTGACCTACGAAGGTGAGATATAAGAATAACTCCTATACCTGTTTCTTCTACAAGTGTTCTTAATTTACTTACAAAGTAATCAATTAGTTTTCTTTCATCACTTGTGTGTTCGTCTCCAAGTGCAGACAATGCCATGTGTAAATGGTCTAATACTACAAAGTCTACTTCACATGACTTTGCTAAATATCTTATTTTATTTAAAAGGCTATCGGCGACTGTGTTGCCAAAATGGTTATATAAATAAAAGTTCCCATTACCAATAGTAGATTTAAAAGTTTCTTGTAATTGTGTTTCACTTATTCCTTCTCTTGTTAAATGCAAAGGTTTCTTTAGGTGTACACCCATAATACCTAATGCACTTCGTTTAATACTCTCTTCTAATGCAATGTAGCCAACACCAAAATCTTGTTTTAATAGTTCTAATGCTACATGACGACAGAAAGATGATTTACCTACACCTGTACCTGCTGTGATAGTTGTTAGTTCACCTTTTCTTAATCCATGTGTTTTGTCATTAAGAGATTTAAAAGGGTATTGTGCAGTGACATATTTATCTTCTTTCATTATGTCATCAAAGATTTCTGAACCTAAAACAATACCATCAGGTCTATATGATTTTGCATTCCACATAGCTTTTTTAAGTTCTTCTGTTTTATTTGCTAACAACATTTCGTTAGCGTCTTTAAGTGGTAGAGAAGCAATCTTGGCTTTATTTGGGGTAAGAAGTTTAGCACATTCTAACGCCGCCTTTTGCCCATGCTCGTCTTGGTCGAACATAAAGATTACATTCTCATAACCCTCCAAGAAATCGAGAGATTTTTGAATATCTTTTTTTGCACCTGCCGCACCTGTTTTAATAGAGACAAAATCAAAATCATTACCAAAGGCTTGACTGATTGATAAACAATCTATCTCACCTTCAGTAACAGTTATGTATTTGCCTTTACCTCTACAAGTTTCTTGTCCAAACAATCCTGCTTCTTTTGGATTGCCTAACCATTGAAAATCTTTTGAAGGGTATCTTAATTTTTGTGCAACTAATTCTTTGCTATCATTATAATAATTAGCAATATGACAAGGACGTGCAAACCATGCACCTACTTGATAGTTATATTTTTGTACTGTGTCTAAATTAATTTTTCTTTTATTAAGAGGCAAGTGTTCTCCTTTAATAAAATTACTTTCTTGTTTTGTAATTGGTGTTAACTCCATTGTTGATTGTCCTTGTGTTGTTGTATTGCAAGAAAAGCAGTAGGCATGTCCGTCTGAATAAACGGAATTTGCGTCTGATGAACTGCAATTATCGCAAGATGTGTGATATAAAAATTCACTTTCGGTTTGGGTCATTGTAAATCTGTAAATATTTTTGGTGGGTTTAGTTGTGTGTAAACTTGGTTAAATTTTTTTAGTAAAATATTCCAATCAGTTTTGTGTTGTGGGTCTTTAGTATCGTTCCACAGCACAGCTTTTTCATTTAGCTGTCTGCTAATTAAATCTAATTGGTAATGTTTCATTGAAAAGGTGGAGGTAACTTCAGTCTCCCTCCATTACCCCATAAATACGAAACGCCCCTAGCTATTTCTAACTAGGAGCGTCTCAATCAACAATCGAGTGTACATCAAAAGACATACACGATTTAGAGTTAATTGCATTTCTGCAACCCACTACCTCAACTTTGTACTTCACTTTCAACCTTTTTACAAGTTCACGCAAAGATGCGTATTGTAGGTATGTGAAGTTAGTGTCGAGATTTTTTCCATCATCAGCTAATCCGCCGACTAAAGCTATCGCTATGGAATTTTGATTAGTAATTAAAGGTTGGTTTATAGGCAATATAGCACCAGACATATCTTCTGGTCTTCCTTCTTCTATTGTACCATCTCTTTTAATTATAAAATGAAAAGCGTTATGAAAGAAACCTTCTTTCCTGTGTAGCAAAGTTATATCCTTTGCATTTAAGTCTTGATTAGATTTTGTTTTAGTTGAATGCACAACAATAAAATCGGTTCTAGCTCTGTAATTATTGTTCATTTAACCACTCCAATGGAATATGTTTGTCAGCATGTTTAAAACCATACTTGTCACACCACATAGCGTAAGTCGTAGAAGACTTTTTTGATATTCTGCTTCGTGAATTACTAAAGACAAATCTAATGTCTTTCTCTGGGTGTTGTTCTTTGACAAGACGCATTTTTTGTCTGTCTGCTGATGTAAACAATCCTTTTGTTTCTATAAATATATCTTGTTCTTTAAGGTAAAAGTCTGGGGTATAAGAATGAGCTTTTTGTGGTTTAACATACGTTAGTTTAACCTTCTCATAATCATACTTTACACTATTAGCGTCTAACTCTTGTGAGATTGCTATTTCTAGCCCAGACCTAAAACCATATTTAAGTCCTACTTGATTAGAAGTCAGTTTCGCTCTGCTGTACTTCATTCTCAAATGTTTCTATTTCTGGTGCAACATAACCATCTTTAATTTCGTCAAAGCCATGCCCTTTTGCTCCTGCACCTGCTCCGCCTTCAACTAACTTAGTTATCTGCACTGCCTTTAATCTCAATGACACACCTGCACCCGCCATTGCGGTGTAGTAAGGTATCATGTCAGCAGAAACTTTCATTTCTGAACCTGACCATACTTGCTCTTTCATAGGTGTGCCTTTGCTATCAAAAATTGGTATCTTGATGTCTATTACGTCACCAGACTTCATCATAATTTTTGCTTTAGCTTTGAATTTGAAGATGATATTGCCAGTTGGTTTACCCTCAATATACTCTTCTTCAAAAGGCATGTTTGCTGTTTTAGGAGGTTTACCTTTAGACTTCTCTTTTGCCATTTCTAAAGATACTTTCATCTCATCATTAATAGATTTAATGATTGATTGTGCGTCTGACCCTTTGACAATTAGGTTAGTCTTAAAGTGACCACCATTTTCTTTATCAAATTTAGTGTCAGGCGTATTTAACCAACAATATTGTGATACACCTAAAGGTGTTACAATTTTGTTATATGTTTGTTTACTCATAGTTTTCCTTATTGTTGTTGTTCTCTGTGTTTTCTCTTTTGATTGTTGATTTACTAATAGTGTAACTTTACTATCCGATAGTGCATAGGTTTAGGCAAAGAAAAACTTGGATTGATATAGTAAATCTAACTCCAAGTCTCCACTTTCAGGTATTGCAGGTAGTTTGCCTCTAGTCTCATCATCTAACAGTCTGCCCACATCTACCTTAAACTTACTTAATAGGTCTTTGCTAAAAGTTTCTACAAAGGCTTCTCTGATAGATAGATTTAACTTATCTACATCACACGCATGTGTTGCAAAACTATCATGCACATTACAAAAATTATCAATACCTTTTGCTTTTGCAATATTGACAGTCTTAATCATACAAGCACTATCTAAGCTATGAACGTAGTTTGCCGCAACAGCATTTCTTGAACGCAACTTATCCGTTTCTTTTGTCTCTTCTTTTATCTGCGGTGCAAACACCTCTCCCATTAAATGAGAACGTACTCTTTTACTTTTCATTTCTGGGTAATATTGAAACACTGGAAAGCCAACAGGTGTAACCCAGTGAATAGGAATACCCTCTTTTGAAATTACCTTTGCATTGTTTTGTAAGTAGTCCATACCAACCCTAGCAGATTTTAAGTTCTCACCTATACTTGCCCAAATAATTTTAGACAAATATGTTGCAGGTTTAAACATGTCATCAAATGGGTGCATTTCTCCTTTGTCTTTTCTTTTAGTTAAATCTTCTACTACAAAGTCAGTACAAGAATATCTAGTTGACCCATAACAAATTGTCATAATAGGTCGTTTACAAGTTGAACGCTTGACACCATAGTCTAACCATTTCTGTGCCAATGGGTCTCCCTCACTAGCTTTCACTTTCAAAGTTTTAATTACTTCGTTAGCTACTAATTGGTAGATGTCTTGTGGTATCTCGCTAGGCAAACAATTAACTAGCTTACCTGCAACTTTATCTTTCAATAACAATGAATAGATTTGTAAACCATTACAACTACCATCTACATTGACAGGTATATGAGAAATAAACCCATCACCTGTTTCATGGTATCTTTTCCATTCATCACAAAATGCTAGAAATTGAAAAGGATTATCTGCGTCTTCCCATTGTCTATTAGCAATAGGGTCTTCAGCACAATCAATTATCCATTGTAAGTTATCGTAAGACCATTTCTCTCTGTCCTCAAATGATACCTTGTCATTACCCCACATATTAGAACCATGTACGGCTAACCAAAAGACACCTCTGTTCTCTTTTGTGATAGCTTTACCTTGACTAAAATTAAGCAATGCTTTTGCACCATTGATAGATTGATAGTTTAGAAAAGCAGGTACACAATAAGCTCTACCTCTAAAGTCTAATTGTAGTGGAAAATACAATGTAGCATAGTCTTTAAACTTCTCTGCTAACCATATAATTTTAGCATACAGAAGTCTTTTAGATACCATTCGGTTATTTTCTGTGTGGACAATGACACTATCTTTCTTAAACTTTTTGAGTGCCTCTGGGTTGGTTTCTATGTCATGTGGCTTGTTGGGTAAATCAAGGTTCTTTATTGGTGGCATACCTCCAATAGATAGTCCTTTGTCCCAAGCATTTTGCATAACTGACAGAATAAATGGATTAATCTTATAGGCTGTACTTTGCATAAGATTAACAGCAGATGTAACTTCTGGCATAGCACAGTTTTCCATCTCTTTATTAAACTTTTTACCTTTTTGCTTAACTAGGTCTAATTCTGGCATTTCTGATGTCCAGTACCCATGACCTGTTACTTTGCCATCTACAACGCTCTTAGGAGGCATAACCATCATTAAATACTCTGGGTTTAGCAGTTCGTTAAACTTGTTACGATTGTCTATCCATTCTTTAGTTTTAGCTGTTTGTTTAATAACTTTAACAGTTTTGTGCTTATGCTGTTCTGTAGTTGTTTCAATAAGACCTGTACTTTCAATCAATAAAGACACAAGCTCCATACCAACATGTAATCTTTCAGTGGTAGTCCATTCTTCCCACCTCATAACTTCATCTCTTTTGGCACTTTCTCTTAACTTACGTCTTTTGTAATTATAGTTCCAAGACCTTTTATCTAAATCTTTTTTGACAGTTTCGTATAGCTCTGGGTTTAGTCCTTTAAAATTTTTAAGACTAATCTCAGTTTCAATTCTACCACCTAAAGTTATAGCTGTAGCTGTTAAATTTTTAGTATTAGTAATCGTATTGATTACATGTTTAGCAGTTATCAAAGCTACAATTTTAGGGTCTACTTGGGATATGTATTTGAGAGCAATGGGTGTTTTAGAATGAACATTGGCTATTGATTGTTCAACCCATTCTGCAATGGCTATTGCTAATGGACGTATTGTATTTGCAACAATAACTTTTCCGTAAGATGTAACGCTTTCCTCTTCACGTTCAATGTGAGAGAGCCTCCTCTTATTTGTTCTATTCATACCAAGCTCGGCGGACATCTTCTCGGTTTGTACTTGGTCTTGGTAAGTCGGCATTATTTCTAATATCTTCATGTATTCTCCAGTTTGTTGATTGATGCAACTGCGGAATGACCTACAAATTAGGTTCACTCCTTTGCTATTTTAATTATGTTGTGATAGAGAATAGTCGTTGAGTTTACTTGTAAAAACAAACTGTTGGCAACGTGGCGGAATGGTTACGCAGAGGATTGCAAATCCTATTGCACCTATGCACACCTGAATACGCCATTATTACTAACATTGTCATTACTAACTTTTCAACTATCCTCATATCACAACTTATTCTTAAGCGGATTTATTTATTCCGTTAAGAACATTTACTGCTCCCATTAAGTTATTCGGTATTAAATGAGAGTATCTTTTTATCATCTTCCACGACTTGTGACCTAACATTTGACCTATCATGTGTAACTCAACCTTACCTGATTGAGCCAAACGTGTTGCACAAGTGTGCCTCAAGCAATGAATGACAAACTCTTTGTCGTCTTCAAGGTTCATTGCTTTACGCAAACGTCTCCAAGTATTCTCACAAGTCCAATACTTTAGATGTGAAAACACAAGGTCGTTTCTTTCCGCTTTTATTAACAATTTAAGAACAATAGACTTTGCACGTTCTGTCAGTGGTATACCTCTAGGTTCACCATTCTTTGTGACACTAGCAGGTAAGTTAACAACATAGTTTCCATTGTTGTTATGTACCATTAACTTCTTAATAGATAACGCTTCGCCTAGTCTCATACCTGTATCAATTAAGAACAAATAAAATTCCAAATAGTCAACCATATTCCATTCGGTTAACAATCTGATAATTTCTTTCTCTTCCATTGGTTCAAGGTATCGTTCTCTACCATTGTCTTCTTTTTGCCAATCAATATGAGGCATTCTATCAAGATGATAGATAGACTGTCTCTGATTAGCAAACCTTAACATCTTACTGATTGATGACAGATAACGATTGATAGTAGCAGGAGCAAAACCCCTGTCTTCTAACGTGTCCACAAGGTTCTCAATGTGGCTATCGTTAACTTCAGTTACAAGCATTCCCTTACCAAGCATTTCAATTACTTTTTCGGCTCGTTTTGATTGCAACTTTTCCCAACCTTTAAGTGTTAATTTGCGGTGTATCTCCGATAACAACTTTATATTCCGTTGTTGCATTTATACCTCCGCTTTTCATTGTTATTTAACCCAACTCAAAAGGGTACTATGAACCCTCTTGCCTTTTGATGTAAGACGCACAAGTTTTCTACGTCTTTCCATTGGGTCTTCAAAAGCCTCTAATAGACCTATACCAATCTTTTTATGCCTATTAATGTCTCCTAACTTGTAGACATTCCTAGACACTGAAGATTGAGCTATGTCTAACTCTTCACTTATAGTTTGCATGGAAACACCGTCTCGTCCTCCATGTATTGCCACATAAAAAAACACTGCAATTGCTTGTGCTTCAATCTGTGTATCAAACTTACGCATTTCCTCTATGATTTTTAATAGATTTAATCCGCTCATCTTTCTTTCCTTCTTTCTTTTGTTGTCTCTTGTTTTTACAAAGTGAAGTCAACCACACTTTGTTAAAGTTTAAGACAGGTATAACCTATATTTTCCAAAATCAATTATAGTTTCGTACCTATCTTTACTCACTTTTAGATTACTCCAGTAAGTATATTTTTCAACATACACCTTAAAAAGAATAAAATTTATATACATATTTACTCCTATTTAAAGTTATTTGGTGGTGCATTACTAAAGTTACAAATCCAACTTTTTTGATTGCCTAAACTCATTGATGTGCATTTAGTTGTTGAATTTAAATGATATTTTATATTAGTCATATTCCTCCTTTCTTTTTGCGTTATGCTATAACAATTTTAAATAATCTATCCTCTTGCACATAGTATGTACAAGAAGAATTTATGCGTTATTAACATGCAAAATACGCCGTCTAGTCCATAGAAGGCGTTTCGGTTACTAAAACCTCGTCAGTTTTGCTTATTTAATTTATC